GCATTTATCAAAGGAATTGATATGGAAGAACGTGCTATTGATCCGGTGCTGCTTGGCGTTGATCCCGACTCGTTCGGCGATTCCGTAATGGCAGCGGATGCGGCAATGGATGCAGCGCAAACGCTGCTCGAAAACTATGAAAACGACCCCATCGTGTCGCAGGCGTATTACTTGATCTGTGCCGCCGACGCCGCATTAAGCCAGGTGATCGAAGCTCTTGGGCTAGTCGATGCCGACGATGACATCAACGAAGGTGAAATGCCGATGGTTGATATGACCGAAACCAACAGCGAAGACCCTGAACTTGAGGCACGTCGCTCAATGATTGCCACCGCTGAAAAGCGCAACATCACCGCAGAACTTCGCACCGAAACCCGTGCCGATGGCATGGTTGCCATTCGCGGATATGCGGCTGTCTTCAATCGTGAGGCCGACGGCTTGCCGTTCCGTGAAATGATCATGCCAGGCGCATTTACGCGCAGCCTCGACAACGGCGACGAATGCTATTTGCTGATCAATCACAACACTGACGAACTGCCGCTGGCCCGGCGTAACTCTGGAACGCTCACACTTTCCGAGGATGCGAACGGCCTGTTGATGGACGCGGTACTTGATCCCACAAACCCTCGAGCTGCGGAAGTGATCAGCGTGCTGACGCGCGGGGATGCCTCCGAAATGTCGTTTGCGTTCACGGTTGCACCTGACGGTCAAACCAGAACCAAAGACGGTGTGCGCGAACTCCGCGAACTCAACATTTTCGAAGTCAGCATCTGCACATGGGGCGCCTACTCCGACACGACAGTTGGTTTGCGCACCGCTGACACCGAGGCCGACGATCTTGAACTTCGTCGCCAGCAACTTCGTTTGAAGTTGAAGCAGCAAAACATCTAAAGCCACCTGCTTTGCAGGTTTGCCCCCGGCGCATTGGCCCCGGCGGTTTTATTTACGACCCCAAAACTAGGAGAAGTTATGAGCAACATGCTCGATACCCTCCGCGAGTCACGCGCTGCCAAGGCAGCCGAGGCAGCGGAACTTCTCGCCGGTGAGGCAACTGCCGAGGCACTTGCAACCGTCGAGGAACGTCATGCAGAAATCGAAACCCTTGATGCACAAATCATTAAGGTTGAAGCAACCGAGGCACGTTCCGCAGAAATTGCAGAATCACGCGCAGCGGTAAAGGTGCCGGCTTTGTCCGGCGCCAAGGTTGGCGCTGAGCCAATGACCTATTCAGAGCACGGTCAGCGTTCATACGTTAAGGACATGATCAACGCGACACTTCGCAACGATCAAAGTGCTTGGTCGAACCTGAACCGTCACATGGACGAGGTGCGCGTTGAACAACGCACCACGAATGGTATTGATCGCGTAGACGGAACAGGTGGAGAATTCGCGCCACCATTGTGGCTATTAGAGCTCTACTCAAAGGCACTTCGTCCGGGGCGCGTCACGGCTGATCTCGTTCAGAAGATGGCACTTCCTGCGGGAACTGATTCGATCAACATTCCTCGCATCACGACAGGTTCGTTGACTGGTATTCAGGCAACCGACAACGGTGCAACTTTACAACGCGACATCGTTACGTCAAGCGTTGCGGCACCAGTGCGCACGATCTCCGGTTACGAAGGTGTCTCGATTCAACTTGTCGAGCAGTCTCCACTTGCAGGCGGTCTTGACCGAATGATTTTCTCGGACTTGATGGCTGATTACGATTACCAGACGAACGCTCAGGTTCTCCAAGGCGTTGGAACTGCCGGTGAAATGTTCGGCCTTATCAACACTGTTGGTATCGGAACCGTTACTTACACCAGCGGCACACCAACCGCTATCGGTATCGGCACTGCTGTTGCTCAGGCAATCAGCACCGTTGCAAAGAACCGGTACAAGGGCGCTGAAGCAATTGTGATGCACCCTTCAATCTGGTACGCCTTGGTTGGCGCGGCAGATACAGCCGGGCGTCCTTTGGTCGTTCCTACTTCTAACGGACCATGGAACGCCGCAGGCGTTGTCACGTCACCGGGCGAAGCACAGGGACCAGCAGGCACCTACCTTGGTTTGCCTGTCTACCTTGACGCTGGCATTGCAACCGTGTCTTCACAGTTGCCGATCTTGGTCGCTGCGTTCTCTGACACGTTGCTATTCGAATCAGGCGTGCGTACTCGCGTTCTTCCTGACGTCGGTTCTTCAACGTTGACCGTACGTTTTCAGGTCTACGGATATGCAGCTGTCGCCGCGCGTTACCCATCGGGTATTGCAAAGATCACCGGCACCGGACTCGTTCCGATCTCTGGGTACTAATTTCCAACAACAGCGGGGCGGCGCTTCGGCGTCGCCTCGCTCTTGGAGTGCATATGAATGATGACGAATACCTTAAATCTTTGAACTCCGCGTTATCGCGCGAGATTGATCCGCAAGTGATCCGCAAACTTATCGCCGAACTTGATCACTTTATTAACAACAAAGTGAAACGCGCCCGTCGCCTGCCGAACGTTGAGACGCGCTAGGAACTTTCTCTATTCCACTAGCGGAGACGGATGCAGGGCCGCCTCCGCTAGTGCCACCCTGCGAACAAAGGCAAGCCTGTGACGAAGCTGCAAATGTTGATCAACACGAACGCGCTCTGGTCTCGGTCAGGATATGGAACGCAAGCGAATCAACTCTTGACCCGCATGGCTAAAGACGGTCACAGTGTCGCCGTTGCCGCAAACTATGGCCTTGAGGGAACGATCACCGAATGGGAAGGCATTACGCATTTCCCGCGCGGGACTGACGCCTATAGCAATGACGTAATCGGCCCGTATTACAAAGACTGGACTTCGCGCCGGTCAGACTTGAAACCTTTACTGATGACGCTCTACGACGTTTGGGTGCTGTCTGCCGGTATCTACGGCGAAGTCCCTGTTGCCTCATGGGTGCCAATTGACTCAGCACCTGTTGCCGCACCTGTTGCCGCGTTCCTACGCCGCCCGAACGTTTCACCAATCGCCATGTCGCGGTTCGGTTTTGAACAGATGCAAATGCAAGGCATCGAATCGACCTACATTCCGCACGCTATCGACACGAATGTTTTCAAACGAACCGAGTCGGTAAACATCGCTGTCCAAGGTGACATGACTGGCCGAGCGATTATGGGCATCGACCCCGGCGCTTTCGTTGTGGGATGTTTTAACGCGAATCAAGATCAGAAACGCAAAGCCTGGCCCGAGCAACTTCTCGCCTTCTCAATCTTTGCGAAATCTCATTCTGACGCGGTGATCTATATTCACACTGAACGTTTTGGCGCGATGGGCGGATTCAAGATTGACGACCTTGCTACCGCCTGCGGCCTTGAACCGCATCAGTACAAGATCGTTAACCAATACGCCTATCGCACCGGAATAAATCAAGAAGGCATGGCTGCGCTCATGAGCGCCTGCGATGTTGGCCTTGCTGCAACCGCTGGCGAAGGCTTCGGTTTGACGGTCCTAGAGATGCAGGCTTGCGGCCTGCGAGTGATTGCTAACGACTTTTCAGCTCAACCCGAACTGGTGGGCGATGGTTGGCTCACAACCAACCAGGCAACGTATAACCCGGCGTTCCAAAACTGGTGGAAGATGCCAAACATCAACAGCATCGTCGAACATTTAGAAGCGGCATACGCGGCCCCTAGAGGCCACTCAGACAAGGCAAGATCCCACGCCGTGCAATATGACGCCGATCTCATTTACCGCCAGAAATGGCGCCCATTCTTTGAAGGCATCGGCGCATGATCCCCGTGATGATTGTCCCGATTCTGGCACGGCCAGAAATGCTGATACATATGGTGAACAGTCTCGACCACCCCGTTGGGCATTTGGTCGTGATCGACAACGGCGCCGACGTATACGGCCTCCGGCACGCGCCTTGTATCAAGAAACTTTCCGTGATCACCATGCCCGCCAATCAAGGCGTTGCAGGTTCGTGGAACCTTGGCATTAAGGCCACGCCGTTTGCGCCTTGGTGGCTGATCGCCAACTTCGATCTCGAATGGCCTGCTGGTTCATTGCAGCAATTCGCCGACGCAGGTCGTACCGATGCCCTCGTATTGTCGGGGGGTGCGCCTCCTTGGTGTGCCTTCGCACTTGGTGAACAGGTCGTTGAAAAGGTTGGCTTATTTGATGAAGCCCTACATCCGGGCTATTTCGAAGACGATGACTACGCGCGCCGATGCCTCGCCGCTGGAGTTGATGTTGAGCGTTCTCACATACCTGTCAAGCATTTCAATAGTTCCACGCTTACCGTCGAGAAATATGGCGCAAGAAACAACGCAACGTTTTCCGATAACGCTTCGCACTATGGCGCGAAAGTTGCCCACGATGATTTCAGCGAAGGCGGATGGTCTCTTACGCGAAGGCGGGCGAACTCATGGGATTGACGATGCTGCCCGAAACCTCGCAGGGTTTCAAAGACGCCGTGCCAGGCTCAACGATTTATGTGATCGGTTCAGGTTCAAGCGTTGATCATATTCCGAGATCCTTCTTCGCCGACAAGTTTTGTGTCTGTGTCAATCGCGTCGGCGTCACGATGGCGCTGCCTTCGTTTATCACCGTGACGCATTATCACCGTGACGCCATGATGGTGGCAGCTGCACGCCCTGACCTGCCGGTGATCGTGCCGGTTGCTGACCTTGGCGCCGGTGGACCCGAGGCCGCTGATCGTGAGCCGACCGAGCCGAACATTTACCGGTTCGAAACAGGGCCGCAAATGTTCGGGGGATTCGATGCGGCCAACGACTGGCCTACCGAACCGGATCATCTCGTAGTCGGTCCAACATCTCTACACATGACGATGCACTTCGCGGCCTACCTTGGCGCGGCGCACCTTGTCTTAGTGGGCGCAGATTGTGGCCTGCTTGATAACTCCAGCAACTTTTCTGGTTACGCGATTGGCGACAATCCCTTTGATGTCTGGCAGCGCACTTTGACCGGTGTCGCTGATCAAATCCGTGCGACTGGAACCAGCGTGCATTCGCTGAATCCGTTCGTGAACTTCGCCCTCGAAGGCCATTCCTTCCACGGGCCAACCGTAAACATTAACTAGGAGGCGCCGTGACGTATGCAACTTTGGTACAGGTCAAAGCGGCGCTAAGGATCACCGACAACGTTGACGACGTGATGCTGCAACTGTCGCTGAACTCAACCGATGAAGCGATCAATGCTTACTGCGGTCGAACCTTTGGAACCGCCGCAGCTGATACGACTCGCTACTACGCATCTGCTAAAGCCGACTATGTGGAACTTGATGATTTGCAGGCAATCACGACCGTGGAATATTCGCGTGATGGTGCAACGTGGACCACAACGACGGACTATCAAAGCGAACCTTTGAACAGTTTCACGGATGGCATGACCTGGCCTATCACTCGGCTGCGAGCGATTAACAACTTCGGCTGGTACAACAACCAAGGAATCCAAACGGTGCGCGTGACTGGAAAGTTCGCCTTCGGTTCTGTTCCTTCCTCCGTTGTCCAGGCAGCAGTGATGCAAGCCTCGCGTTTGTTTAAGCGCGCCGACTCACCGTTAGGCGTGGCAGGCTTTGGAGACATCGGCGTGATGCGGGTAGGTAAAGCACTCGACCCCGATGTTGAAGTGCTCTTGATGCCTTACCGGCGTTTTAGGGCCGCACTATGACCACGACGGTCGCAGAGTTACGCGCCGGTCTTGCAACAAACTTGGCAACCATCTCGGGCCTTCGCACTTCTGCATTCATCCCTGACAATCCTTCGCCACCCATCGCAATCGTCGTGCCACAACGCATCGACTTTGATCAAGCAATGGGTAGGGGAATGGACGAATATTCGTTCGACATTGTGGTAATCGCTAACCGCATGAGCGAACGAACAGCACAAACCACACTCGATGGGTACTGCAATCCATCGGGTGCGCTATCAGTCAAGACCGCGCTCGAAATAGACAAGACACTTGGCGGCAAGGCTTTTGACCTCCGAGTTACCGACATGAGTTCATACACGGCTCTTGCACTCGGTGAAACCACATACCTCGCAGCCACTTTTTCGGTGACTGTCATCGCCAGTTAGGAAGGCACATCATGGCAAAAACAATTCTTACCGACGTTAAAGTAACGATCAACGGCACATCGTTTAGTAATCAGGTCAAGCAAGTAGAACTGATGGTGCAAGTTGACGACAAGGAAGTCACCGCATTTGGTGACGGATGGAAGGCGCACATTGGCGGTTTGAAGTCCGGCACTGTCAAGCTCGATTTCTTCCAAGACTACACGGCAACCACCGGGCTTGAGGCTGTTCTTTGGCCGCTGCTTGGCACTCTTGCCACCGTTGTCGTTTCGCCAACCAGCGGAACCGCAGCGGCAGGAAATCCCGCCTATACTTTCACAGCTCTCGTTACCAGCGCGACTCCAGTATCGGGTGCTGTCGGCGACGTTGCGACTGAGTCAGTGACTTGGCCAACAAGTGGAACCGTTGTCAAAACCCCGTAACACCTAGCAATTAACCCTGCCCCTTCTCGGGGCTTTTTTTATGCCCAAGGAGTTTTCTCATGATGCGTTTGCCTTTACATATTGGTTATGAAGATGGATCAGGTGTCGACGTGATCGCGTCGGCGCCTGATCTCATCGCCTTCGAACGTCAATTCGATATCCCGATGAGTTCGTTCGGGGAATCGGTTCGCGTCGAATGGATGATGTGGCTGGCATGGACGTCACTCACTCGCAAACATTTGACCAAACTTGCATTTGATCCATGGAGCGAAACCGTCGACGACATTGTTTTCGGTGACGCAGCTGAGGCCGAGATACCCCCTTTGGAGATCAATCAGCCCACTGGCTAATCGTTCACCTGGCATACGAGTTTCACCTGTCGCCTTCAGTCGTGGTTGATCTTGACCCGCGCATGATCGCAACAATGTCGAGATATCTACGTTGGCGCGTCATACAGGAAGGCGGCTAGCGTGGCTGAAAACTTTACGGTCAAAATCACCGGTGCCGCTGAACTCGCTAATCGACTGAGGCGTTTCGATAAAGACGCTTGGAAGATTCTCCGCGATGAGTTAAGCAAAGCCGGCGATGCAATCGCCTCCGAAGCAAAACGCAACGTTACAGATGACGGTTTAAGCGGTTGGGGCAATTGGTTTGCCGGTCGCACCAAAGCAACCAGCGGCACGCGGGGTTCCTTGACCTTGATCGCAGCTGCAAAGGCTGGTCGAGATTTGTCATTTAGTTCGTCAAAAGTTTCGGCGGGATTCAAACCACAAGTTGCCTCTCGTACGCAACGCGGCAACGTTCAGACTCTCAAAGTTCGCGTTGCCCAAATGGACGCTGCGGGCGCGATCTTTGAAATGGCCGGGCGAAGGAACAAATCGGGCCACGCCTTCAACGCGAACTTGTTAAAGAAACGCGGAGATGGGCCGTGGCCTCGAACGTTGGGGCCGGCTTTGTATAAGGAAGGCGGCGACGCGAGCCTTGCAATCGAGGTGGCGGTACAAGCTGCCATGGATCGTGTCAACAATTCCAGTTCATCGTGACGAAGGGCTAACAGATGGCAGTCAAGCGCCCTATTAACGTCAGTATCGCAGGCGACTACAACGACAAAGACATCAACCGTGCGATAAAGGATCTAGGTTCCTTAAAGAAGCAAGGCGACGTTGCCAGCACGGGCATGACAGATTTCAGCAAAGGACTCGCCAAGGTTGGCGGAGTCATTGCCGCAACTTTCACCGTGGGCGCTGCCGTTGATTTCTTCAAGTCATCAATTGCTGCCGCGATGGAAGATCAAAAGTCTATGGTCGCCCTGGCTAAAGCCATGGAGAATGTTGGCCTTGCTGGTGAAAATGCCAAAGTCGAAGATTTCATTAAGAAACTGTCACTAGCTCGCGGCGTTGCCGACGACGAACTCCGGCCCGCACTGCAAAAGATAATCACGGCAACGGGCGACGTGGCTGTTTCTCAAAAGATACTCGGCGAGTCGATGGACATATCCGCGGCTACAGGTCGCGGGCTTGCCGACGTAAGTAAAGCGCTGACGATGGCTGAACAAGGTCGTTTCGGTGCGCTCACGAAAATGGGAATTCCTCTTGATGCTAACATCATCAAGACCAAAGATTTCGCCGCAGCTCAAAAGGTAATCGACGAACGTTTCGGTGGGCAGTCTGCCGCCGCAGCTGAGACGTATCAAGGCAAAATGGATCGTCTCAATCGCGCCGTTGGTGAGGCTCAAGAGAGCATCGGCTATGCGTTACTTGGCGCGATAGATAGCGTCAGTCAGGCAATGGGTGGTACAGGCGGCCTCAGTGATGCGATAGGCAAAGTCGGGGATTCAATAGCAAAAATGGTTATCGGTCTTGGCTTTGGTGTGACGGAGTTGGTGAAGTGGGTTATAAATATCGACGCCCTCATTGCTCGCGCCACTGGTGTGGATAATTTCTTTTCCGGGATGGTCGGATGGGTATATCGTTTAACTCCCGGGCTTGGTCAACTCATCGTGCTTGGCCAAGGGCTGATGGCGCTTGGAGATTACGCGACGGCTAACGCTCCGCTTGCGCCCGGTTTGAAGAACACTCAAGGTTCAACAGTTGAAAATTACAATCTTGGTAAAGGGAAATCTGCCTACCAAATTTACATGGATTCGCTCGCCGCAGCTGCGAAAAAGGGCGCGGGCACAGGTTCGGGTTCAGCCAAGGCAATCGCCGATTCGATCAGCGAAACGATGCAAGCAGCAATCTCTAGCGCCGGCACAAAGATCCAAGCATTTATCGGTTCAGGCCAAGGCGGATTCCTTGAGGCTGGCATGTCGGCTGCGAAAGCCCTCGTTGACGGTTTGAGCTATTCCAAATCTGGTAAGACATCGGACGCGATCAAAAAGAAACTGCAAGATGCGTTCAGCGCTGCTAGTGACGTCTTCGCGGCTGCCCGCGATTTTGGCAAGGGTATTGCAGACGGCATCATGTCCGGGCTAGATATCGGCTCGGCGGCTACGGAATGGCAAGCACGTCAAGATGCCGTTACGGCGGCGCTTAAAGCTGTTACGGATGCACGGGCTGCCATCGTCGGCGATATGACTGATGCAGAAAAGGCCAACATTGCAGATTTGCAGAAGATTTATCAGCAGGCATCAGCCGACGCCGCTGCCGGTGGCGCAAGCATTGTTGACGCTTTCGTTAAGCAAGCCGAGAAAGCCCGCGAATTCGCATCGAAGTTGCAGACACTTCTCGCCGCGAATCTCAACGAAACAACATGGAACCAAATCGCCGCACTCAGTGCCGATCAAGGCATCAAGGTCGCCAACGCATTCATCGACGGCAATATGAAGCAGAACGTTGATCGCGCAAATGAAGCAGTCGGCTCGGTGAAAACCGTTGCCGATCAGGTGGCAGACATGGCAACAAAATCGTTCAAGCAGGCTGGCATGGAGGCGGCGATTGCCATGCTTGAAATGATCGCCAAGGCGCTCACGACGGGCAACTCGCGCAAATCCATTATGGCGGCTATTGCTGACTTGAAAAAAGAAATGGCAGCTACATTCAATCAAACGGCTGGCGCATTTGTTATGCCGATTAGTGGCGGCGGCGGCTCTACTGCCGCAGGTTCGACATACGCACCGTACAACACGGGCAACGCCGCTTACGACGCATTTAACCGCAACCTTGATTTCTTGCTTGGCGACGTTCCTGCGATGGCAGGCGGCGGCATGGTCAACGGCGCAACGCTTGCACTCATCGGCGAGTCAGGCCCCGAAGCAGTCATACCGCTAAACCGCATGGGTTCAATGGGCGGCAACACTTACGCGATCACGGTGAACGCCGGTGTGGGCGATCCTCGCGCTATCGGTCAACAGATTGTCGAATACATCGGGAAGTTTGAACGGTCGAACTCGCCTGTGTTTGCGAGGGCCTAGGTGGCTGTCTACGACCCGCGAATTGCTTATGACAAGTCTGGCTACCTTTACAATCAAGCGGCACCGTATGACGGTTTCAGCAGCGCACCAGCGCAAGGCGTTTCACCGTGGACCATTGAACTTGCCATCGACTTAGCCGCTAACGGCGTCGGTGATTTCTTTACGCTTGACGATGCCACCAAAGGCATACTCGACAACGCGACGTACAAGTTGGCCGGCGAAGTCCTCGTTGACATCACGGGATGGGTTCGCAGCTTAGACGTAAAACGTGGCCGGTCACGGATACTAGAAAAGTTCACGGCAGGTTCCTGCAAGATCGTCCTCGACAACCGCGAACGCTTGTTTGATCCGCTGATGACCTCATCGCCGTTCTACGGGTCCATTGTTCCTCGTAAACAAATCATCGTGTCGCGCGACGGTGCCCCGGTGTTCACCGGCAACGTGCAAGATTGGGATTTTGCTTACGACGTGGGCGGCAACGATACGGCGATGCCTTCAAGCGTTGACGGTTTCGCACTAGTGGCACAGTCGACGATGACCTTTGCAACGGCAACGCCTGGCTATACAGGTTCACGGATTACGTCAACACTGAACGCCGCAGGCTGGCCCACGGGCCTTCGTGACATTGCCACAGGGCTAGGTTCTGTGGGCGCCGACATTGTTGCCGATAACGAAAACGTTCTTGCTTACATGCAAAAGGTCGAACTGTCCGAAGACGGCGCTTTGTTCATTGGTAAATCGGGAAAGTTTACTTTCCGCGATTCAAGCAACCCGATCTATACGGGCGCCTCATTTGGCACCGATATCAACATGATTGATTATCAGGTTGTCTATGGCGTTGAAGAACTGTGGAACAAAATCAACGTGACTTATCCCAACGGCACCGCGCCAGCGGGAACGGTCACGGTACAAGACACCGCTTCACAAACCGCATACGGTGTCTTCGAAGTGACGTATGAAACGTTGTTGGCTACCTCAGGGCAGGCCACGACATTGGCGAACAATTTGCTTGCTCAATATAAGCAACCTAAATATCGCGTCGATTCGATCACGGTGTTTCTTGAGTCGTTGACCACTGAGCAACAGGCCACGATTCTCGGTCTCGAACTTGCCGATGCGGTTCTTGTGGACTGGCAAAGGTTCGGGCCGGCGATCTCGCAGTATTGCATCATTGACGGTATCGAGCATCAGGCGAAACCTCTTGAGCATTTGATCACGTTCAAACTTTCCGAAACAACAATCTAAAGGAATTGACATGGTTGCATTTGTCGCGGGCGCGGTTCTTAGTGCTGCAAATATCAACGCCGCATACAATCAGCTCACGATCAACGCGCAAACCGTTACGGCCTACACGTTGGTCCTCGCCGATCAGGGCGGCCTTGTCACGATGACCAACGCAAGCGCCAATACTCTCACCGTGCCGCCGAACTCATCGGTGGCATTTGCTACCGGAACCACGTTGATCATTGCAGCTCTTGGCGCGGGTCAAACTACCTTAACCGCAGGCGTTGGCGTCACCATTGTGTCGACGCCAGGCTTGAAACTTCGCGCGCAATACAGCGCCGCGACGTTGGTGAAAACGGCAACGAATACTTGGCTTGCTATTGGTGACCTCAGTGCCTAGTCCGGCATTCTTTGCTGTCTTGAACGGTGGCAGCGGGGTCACGGCAACCAAACCGACGATGACATATACCTCGACGGGAACGTTTACTGTCACGAACTACGACCCTCAACTTGCGTACACGGCAGGCGCTTCGGGCGCGATTTCAACGAGCACGTTCACGGTGACAGTGGCCACCGGTACAGGCACGCTGTACGCGACATCGCCGAAAGGTTCGGCAGGTTCTACGACCACGGGCTACCGCCACGCGGTGACACAGACGTTCACACAAACCGGCGACCCTTACGTTGACTATTCGCCTTCGCCTAATGGCGGCACGTTCTACGACACTGATCAATGGAATCCAACGGACGGTTCACCTGCCGGTTATTACGCGGTGATCACTCCGGGCTATTACACCAACGATTCCTACACCGGTAGCGGTTACACATTTTCTTCGACCTATAACGAATGGTGGAAAATCGTATGAGTTCAAACTATCCAACAGGGTTGGACTCCCTATCGAATCCGGCAAGTTCTGATCCATTAACCGCGCCCGCACACCATACGCAACACACCAACGCCAACGACGCAATCGAAGCCATCGAGGCGACCCTTGGCACTGCGGTCATGGGAACTGTGGCAACGGTCAACGCGCGATTCAATGCCATCGAGGCATTCGTTCCAACGATCGGTTCAGCGGTGACAGCTGCGGCCCTCAGTGCCTCACAGTCGGCAACATCGGCGTCAGCTGCGGGAGTCTATGCAGGCAGCGCCAATACGGATTACCTGGCTACCGCTGCGCTATATGACTCATTCGACGATCGTTACCTTGGCGCGAAATCTGTCGCCCCAACGCTCGACAATGACGGCAACACGTTGCTGGTTGGCGCCCTGTATTTCAACACAGTCAGCAAAACGATGTTCGTGTGGACCGGAACCGTGTGGCTCGACGCCTCGATGTCCACATACTCGTGGACCGGCCCTGTCACCATCGTCGCCAACGACGCAAACCCCGCGCTCAAGATTACGCAAACCGGCGCCGGCGAAGCGTTACGAATTGAAGACTCCGCAAGCGTTGACACCACCCCGTTCATCATTGACACATCAGGCAACGTGTCCACGTTCGGTTCGGTGACAATCACAAACATTTTCACGGCAACCGCTGGCACCGTCACCGGATTATTCACCGCCGGATCTGTAACGGCCACCGGCTTAGTTACTGCCGGATCCGTCACTACTGCCGGCGCGGTCTCGGCTGCATCAATTGCGGCATCCGGTTCGGTAAGCGCCGGAACGTTCTACACGGCGGGCACCATCACCGCAGGGGCAGTCACGACAGCGGGAGCGGTAGGTGCCGCAACGGTTACCGCCTCGGGATCAGTGTCGGCTGGCACGTTCTACACGGCGGGAACGGCGACGGCGGCACGTTTTAGCGGTCACGGAGTCGTCACGATTTGTACATCAACCACGCGCCCCGGTTCACCATCCGCGGGCGACTTGATCTTTGAAACAAATACGGCGCTGTATTACGGCTGGAGTGGTACGGCGTGGGCCGCAATCGGCGGCAGTTCAGGTGGCGGCGGATACGCCGACATATTCCTATTGATGGGTGCATAGACAATGGCTACAGTTTACAAGCGCCTCGGCGCTCTCGCGTCAACCGGAACAATCGGCACAGCTGACACGCTCTATACGGTTCCCGCTGCTACGGCAACGGTTGTGTCAACGATAAGCGTATGTAATACGTCCGCATCGTCGGCGACGTTCTCCGTGGCGGTATCAACCACAACGTCATTCGTGACCGCGGGCTACATCGTGTATCAGGCAACCATTGCAGGCAACGACACGGTTGGTCTAACCTTCGGCGCGACGTTAGACACGACAAACAAATACTTGCTGTGCTCTGGTTCAGCGGCAACCGTTGTGTTTAGTGCGTTCGGGTCCGAGGTCGCGTAATGACATTCTCGACACTCAGCGGAAATAGATTGGGTGGTTCGTTAGCGGCGCAAGTTTCCAGCACTACAGGTTCACCGACTATTTCGCGGGACGGTACTGCAACAATCTATAATTTCACCGCTAGCGGGACATTAGTAATTGGCGGTCAAGGTCTTGCACAGTTTCTTCTTGTCGGCGGCGGCGGTGGCTTAGGCCAATCATTTTCTGGCGGCGGCGGTGCTGGTGGTTTCCTTCCGCTTGGTTCCACTACTGATGTGAAAGTCGGTACGGGGCTGACTGTCCCTCTTGGATCAGTCACTGTTCCAGTCGGAACAATCACCATCACGGTCGGCGCAGGTGGCGCTGTTTCAACAACTTCATCTGCCGGATCAGATGGAACTTCGACAACTTGCGTTATCAACGGAGTGACTTACACCGCTATCGGCGGCGGTGGCGGCGGCGGTGGTAACACCGCATACGCTGGAAGAAGTGGCGGCTCAGGTGGCGGTGGTGCTAACGGAACCGCACCCGGATCAAGTACGCAAGTCCTCGGATATGGATACGCAGGATTAACGGGCGACGGTAGTCACGGCGGTCCAGCCGGCGGAGCCGGTGGCTCTCCGGTCGTGTGGGTCGCTGGAGTAGGGCGGCAGTCGAGCATTACAGGAACAGCAACGTATTACGCCTCGGGTGGTGCTGGCGACGTTTGTACTACTAACGCGAGTTATCGCGGTGTCGCTAACTCCGGCGATGGTGGTGGTGGTGCTGGTGGATCAACTGGTCAATCTGGAGTCGTTATCGTGAGGATCGGTTAACTAATGAGTATCCAAAAACTTTCGACTGCTAACGGTGCAGGCTCCACGGCTCCGTCTGCTGGCAGGTTTGCTGCCGTATCTGGCGGCACAACTTCGACGTATTCGTCTGGTGGTTTGACGTATCAGGTGCAGTCGTTTACTACGTCGGGGACACTGGTTGTCGCTAATAGCGGCGTGGTTGATGTGCTCGTTGTAGGTGGCGGTGGAGGCGGAGGTAACGAGCGCGGCGGAGGCGGTGGAGCCGGTGGTGTTAATGAAATAATGAGCGTCTTCCTAAATGCTGGTTCCTACACGGTTACGGTTGGGGCAGGTGGTGTCGGCGGCACAATCAGTCAGGCCGCTGGCAATAACGGTATTGCTTCAAGCGTGAACAAATACTTTGCTCCCGGTGGTGGTGCTGGTTTAGGCGGCGCGGTCAACAGCGGCGGCTTGAACGGTGCGTCCGGTGGTGGCAATAGCGCATACGGCGGAGCAGGCGGTGCAGGAATATCAGGACTGGGTAACAGCGGCGGCTCATCTTCAAGTGGTTACGCGGGCGGCGGTGGCGGTGGAGCAGGTGGCGTTGGAGCAATTTCTTCCGCTTCAACAGTTGGCGGTAATGGTGGCGTTGGCTTAACTAGCAGTCTGCAAACAAACGCGGCACAGACCTATGGCGGCGGCGGTGGTGGTGGAGCATGGGGTGGTACTGCTGGAACAGGTGGGTCTTCCATCGGTGGGGCAGGAACTTCAAACTCCGCCGCTGGTGGTAATGGTACAACGAATACCGGAAGCGGTGGAGGTGGTGGTGGTCGTAATGGTGGATACGGTAACGGTGGCGCAGGCGGTTCAGGCATTGTCATTGTGCGCACTGTCACGGCAGGTTCAGCGGCTGGTGTAGCGGCTAGCGGTGGCACTCTCACAACGTATACAGGTAATGGTACGAATGGCGTGAATGGTCGCACGTATAACGTGCATTCGTTCACTTCATCTGGCACGTTCACGGTGAACGCACAGGGTTTCGTGGATGTGCTTTGTGTCGGTGGCGGTGGAGCAGGTGCTGTTGGAGTCAGCGGCGCAGGCGGCGGTGGCGGTGGCGGCGGTGGAGAGGTCGCGCAAAGCCTTTCATTTTTTCTGCAAGCAGGTTCATATGCTGTAACAGTCGCGGCTGGCGGTGCGAGCAATTCGCTTCCCGGCGCGGCTTCTTCTGTAGCCGGACTTATCGCCATCGGCGGTGGCGGTGGAGCAAAACAATCACCAAATAGTTCAGGTGCATCCGGTGGCGGTGGTACAGGTACTGTTTCTGCAAATGGTGTCTCGCTACTTCCCGGTGGTTTTGCTGGTGGCGATCAGGCAAGTGGCGGAGGTGGAGGTGGAGGTGGAGGTTGTAGTTTCAGAGGTGATGTCTTTCACGTCTCCAATTTACCACAGAATCCCTGTTTAACAACACGTTTTCCTGTTTTCTTTTCGGTGTAAAACCACCTTAGCGTACACACACTAGCCCGCGCACCCTCTCACACTCACATGCGTGTAGTAATACAATAGTATTATTATATATATTATTATTGTTATTATTGTTATTATTCTTTGTTGTATATAAACAAAAAATCCCCCGTATTGGTATACGGAGGATTGTGTCGAACCGCTTAACTCAAGCGATCATTAAACTCGGATTCCCGACATCCATTGCCCTGGCCGTGGTGAGAACCGAACCGGTTTACCGGGGAATTCTCCCGGGATTTCTGCCCAAGCCAGAGCCCCGTCGTAGTCGTCGTATCCGCCATCGAAGGACACAATGGGTGAGGTCACCTTCTGCCCGTCGTTGCAATGTTTGGTGATTGGGGTTGTCCCCCGGTCTATGGCGATTTTCATCACCTTCTGGGAAAGTCCCCAGATGGTGGTGGTG